GCTTTTGCCGCATGGTGGTGAGCTGCTCGTCGCTGAAAGCCACGGCAGGACCTCCTTCGGGTTGGGTGGACCCGTCCGCGGACGCGGTCGGGGGCTTGGGGCCGCGGCGCATCGCGGCAGGAGCGGGCGCCTTGGAGCGGCCGGCGTATGTGAAGAGCGAGAGGTCCCACATGTCCTCGGGGTCCTCGCTCGTAGGAACGACCACGACGGTCGGGTCGTCTCCGGCGGTGGTCGTCTTGCCGGCGTCCGGGACCACAGCGACGCGGTCCGCGAGCTTGGCCTCGACCGCCTCGTCGGCGGTGTACCAGGTCTCCTCGACCATGGCTTCCCGCCACGTCGACTGCTTCCCTCCGGCGGCCTCGGCATAGATGCTGGCGAGCGACTCGGCCAGCTTGTCCAGCACGTCGGCGGTCTTGCGCATCTCAGTGGCGTTGCACCCCCACGCCGAGCAGTAGGGGTCGTGGATCATGAGCTCCGACCCGGGGCTCATCACCGTCTCGTCGCAGCCCACGGCGATGACGGAGGCGGCCGAAGCGGCGATGCCGTCGACGACCGCTGTGACGTTGGCCGGATGGGCCCGCAGGAGGTTGAGGATGGCCATGCCCTCCCATGCCTCGCCGCCCGGGGAGTTGAGCCGTAGCTGCAGGTCGGTGACGGCCGGGTCCAGCTCGTCGAGTGCCTCCGCGACCTCCTTGGCCGAGACACCCCAGAATCCGCCCCAGGAGTCGATGGGCCCGTAGATCCGGATGGTCGCCTTGGTCGAGTCGTCGGACAGCCGCGGCTCGACCTTGCAGAGGATCGCGTCGCTCTTCGGCTTCGCCTTCCCCCAGAAGCGGTAGGTGGGTCCGTCGGTCATGCAGCCCCCTTGGTCGGGATGGTGCGGAGGAACTTCACGAGGTCGGCGTCCGAGGAGAGGCCGGCGGCCTCGCGGACCTTGTCGAGCTCGCTGGCTCGGGTGCCGATCTCGTCGAAGGCGATCTGCGGGGCGGGCGTCGTGGGCCCGAAGTTGATGTCGACCAGGTCCTCGACGATGTGGGCGGTCGCGGTGTCGCGGACCATCTCGGCCACGGCCTGGAGTGACAGGGTGAAGAAGTCGGCGAACGTCGAGCCGAGTGCCCACGACCCCGTTTGGGTGCCGAGGTTGAGGAAGTGGGCGAGCACGGCGCGGGCGATCTGCTCGTCCTGATAGCGAACGAACTCGTCGATGTCGGGCAGTGTGCCGGTCACGCCCTTGAAGTCGAGGCTGGCGCCGTGCGGGATGGCCCCGCCGGCGTTCTCCCCGGCCCGGGCATTGGTCGCGAGCTCCTGGCCGGCGTCGAGGCTCGTCTCGTTCTCGGCGCCCTCGTAGACCGGGACACCGAGGCCGTTGCGGTCGATGGTGTTCGACCAGGTGCGCAGTGCCCGGTCCTTCAGTAGCCAGTTCTTGTAGGCCGGCCGGAGCAGCGACTGGCCGAGCCAGTTGCCGCCCTCACGGTCGAGGACGTAGGCGACGAGCCGGTTGACCGGGAGCACTGTGTCGGTGGTGCCGCCATCGAAGGTCCCGTTGGCGCGCTGCTCGATGGAGACCAGGCCGCCGTCCCGGGCCACGTTGACGCGGCCGATCGACCGCGGCAACCGCGGGCCCAGCTTGCGCAGCCGGAACTGGTTGCCGGCCTCGTCGAACCGGTAGACCTGCTCGAAGTACATGTGCCCGAACGGCAGCATGAGCAGGGCCAGGCGAAGGTGCTCGTCCCAGGAAAACCGGTCCCGGCCACGCAGTTGGGCCCGGTGGTCGTCCTCCGGTTCGGCTTCGAGGATCGGAAGGCCGAGGTTGGTGGCAACGAACGTCGTCACCTCTGGATCGCAGCCGCGACCGTCGATGCGCCACTGGGTGCGGATGATCGGTGAGGTGACCGCCCGGAGCACAGACGAGACCTGGGCGTCTTGGCGGCGCATCCGGTCGAAGACGTCGACCGAGAGCGGCCACCGGAGTTCCGGGGTCTGCTCGTGCGTGAGGTCGATCCACCAACCATTGGCATTGCCCTCGAACGCGTAACCGCGCTCGCGGACCGGCTTCGGAGCAGGCGGGGCTGGAGGTGAGGTCACGTCGGCCACAGGTCCTCCTCGTCGAGTTGTCAGAAGCCGACGGTGCTGACCGAGTCGGCTGATGGCTTGCTGTTGCGCGTGGGAACCGGCGCGGGAGGCGGCGTGTTCGACCGGGTGAGCGCGCCGTCCTCGATCGCCTGGCCGCGCGCGGCGTAGGCGAGGATCGCGGCGATGAAGTAGTCGATGAGCCCGGCCCGCTTCTTCACGACCTTGAGGTAGTGCTCCTCCTCCTGGCCGGTCTCCTCGTCCTCCCGCTTGGCCTTCCGCTTGCCCTTGACCAGGCCGGCGTTGAGGGCGTGCTCGGTGAGAGCGGTGTCGCCGTCGTGGGTGAGGTCGCCGTTGCGGAGCGCGGTCCGGAACCGCTCGATCGCCTTGTCCATGCGGACCTCGACGTTCGTGGGGAACTCGACGACCTTCTTCGGGAACAGCCCGGCCCACGTGTCGAGGGCGTCTTGCCACAGGTACGGGTCGCCGAACAGGTAGATGACGTCGTACGCCGCGAACGCCGCCTTGACGTTGGCGTGCACGATCGCCCGCGGCACCTTGCCGTTGTACTTCCGGGGCTCCCACATGCCGAGTGGGAAGAGCCGGCCGTCGGAGATCCGGCAGGCGACCAGGGCGGTGGCGTCTCGGGCCCGGGAGCCGTCGAATCCGAGCGCGATCATCTCGCCCTTCTCGAGCTGCCCCTTCCGGCTGGCTGCGTCCCAGACGGCCTTGTCGACCGCGTCCCGCTCGCCGGCGACGATCTCGGAGAGGAAGAAGCGCCGGATCTCGTTCTCGCCGTGGAGCTGGGTGTCGCGGCAGTCCTCGACCAGCGACTTCACCGAGACGTGGCCGCCGTTCTCCTTGGCGGAGTCGCCGTAGAGGTACAGCAGCTCGTCGCGCAGGCCTTCGTCGTCATCGAGGTCGACGCGCCTGCGGCTTCGAGTCGTGGATGATCTGCGCGTGTGACTTCTCGGTGGGGTCCCACGTGTTCGTGGCCGCGATCCACATCCCGTTCATCCGGGTCACCGAGCGGATGAGCGTGCGGGCGAAGCCGAGGGGGCTGCGCTTGCCGCTTCCAGCCATCCCGGAGGCGACCGTGTCGGTCATCAGGCCGTTCTCGGTGATCGACCCGGCGGTGAACCGGCCACCGAGGCGGCCGAACGCGGTCGTGGTGAGCGGCTCGATCGGGTTGCCGCACGGGAGCCGGATCATGTCGAGGTTCACCTCGACACCGGGAAGGTCGACGAGCTCGCTGTTCTCGACCATCGCCTTGAGCGGCAGCCACGTGTTGTCGGTCTGACGGTCGTTCAGCGCGGCGACGAACACCCACGGTGACGGGTGCTCCCGCCCGACAGGCTCGCCATTGGCATCCCAGCCGGCGAAGTCGCACGGACCGAACGCGTGCACCAGGTCGACCATCGCCAGCAGCGGGTCCTTGCCCCACTTCTGCCCGCGCACCAGCATCGAGCCGCTCCGCACGAACGCCTCGTTGCCGTCGTCCTCGATCGCGTCCGGGCGGAGCCGGCCGCGGTGGATGATGTGCATCGCCTGCTCGTCGTACAGCTGGACGGGCTCGCCGGCCTTGGGTCCGTCGGTGAACCGGAGGGTCGACTCGATCCAGTCGATCCAGACGAACCCCAGGGTCGGGAACTCGCCGGGCTCTTCGGGGCCACGCCAGGGCAACGGTCAGCTCCCGTTGTCGACGGCGCGCAGCCGCGGGCGCGGCGGCGGCGTCGAGGCGGTGCGCTGCTGCCGCTTCTGGCCAACCTCGTCCGACGCGACGACCCACATCAGTGACCGCATGCCCTTGGGGGTGAGGCCGAGAGCCTCGCCGCGGAGCCGGGCCTCGCGAGAGTCGTCGATGGAGCCGATCTCGGCCGCGGCCTTGTGGCGGACGTACTGCGCGACCTCGCGGTCCCACTTCAGCCGGGCCCACTCGCACGCCTGCGGAGTACGCCACAGCTTGCTCCACAGGTGCTTCTCGCCGTCGCGGATCGCCTCGCGCTCGGCTATCGCGATCGCCAGGCGCTCCTTGGTCCTGGTCAGCTTCGTCTGCTCGGTCCGGGACAGGCCGGCGTCGAGGTCGCGCTCCTCGAGCTCGTCGACGTCGGCCTGGAGCAGCTCGACCTTCGCCGTCAGCCTCGGGTTGTCGGGCAGCGGCCACCGCGGGATCCGTCCGGTGTAGCCGTTCGCCGGGAGCTGCGTCAGGCCGACCCGGGCATTGCGTCGTACCGCGTTGGGGTTCGATGGAGGTCCGTTGCCGGCCATGGTCACCTCCTCTGCTCGGCGAGGAGCGGCGGCCCGGCCGGGCCGCGCACACGAATCGGGTCCCAGACCCGTACAGAAGAAAGTTCAGG